TCCTTGATGAATGTGGGGGGGGGGGAAGCCACAAGTTTTGTTGATGGAGAATGTTCCAGATGTGATTGGAACAAACAATATCAGACACTTTGCCAGTTGGTTATCTAAACTAGAGAGTTTAGGTTATCACTGTTATTGGAAGGTCCTTAACGGAAAAGACTATGGCATTCCACAAACCAGAGAAAGATGCTTTATGGTTAGCATCCTTGGAGATTACATGTATGAATTCCCACAACCAATTCCACTAGCAATAAAATTAAGAGACTTGCTTGAAGAAGATGTGGATGAGAAATATTATCTCAGTGATAAAATGTTGGCCTACTGCACAGACATGAAAAATAGAAATGGTTTTGTTCGTGGAGAAAGGTTTAGTCCTATAGATGCAGATGTTAAAGAGTATGGATATACAATCACTACTTCTGCTGGTCAAAGACCAACTGACAACTTCATAATCATTAAAGGCAAAGAATGTCCTATTGTGAAAGATAATGAAAATTATATCCAATGGAAACAAGAAGGATTGCTTGATAGTGATTGTAGAGCATGGAGAGATGATAAGGTTAGTGGAACATTAACAACTTCAGATAAACAGAAAGTTCTGGAGAATCAGTCACTTAAAACTCAGCTTTGTAATGAGTTGATCAGAAGTGGCAAAGTTAAAGAAAATGATGTTATTAGACACAGTTATTCAAATAGCAGAATGAAAGAGTGGGAAACTCGTGGATGTGAGACAAACAACATGTCTCCAACACTTGATACCAGATGCGATTGTTTAGGTGTGGTTAATAACTGTAGAATTCGTAAACTTACACCTAAAGAGTGTTTTAGACTTATGGGTGTAAAGGATGAAGACTTTGAGAGAATTGCAAAAAACCAAAGCAATGCAAGTCTTTATCATCTTGCTGGAGACTCAATCATTATTGATGTTCTCATGGCAATCTTTAAACAAATAGTTTAGGAGAGAACTTATGAAGAAGTTTAAATCTAAATGTGGTTATACGGTGTATGAGACCACAACAAGAGAATGCATTGAAATAACAGATGGAATTGGTGTCTGTGACATGTGCGATAAAACAAACAAAACTTTATACTTAGTTCCAGTTCTTAACCATGCACTTTGTCCTAAATGTTTTCAAGAATGGGATGAAAGAGCAATCTTTTATGAAGATGATTTGTGGTTTGAGAAAATCTACAAAGATGGTTGGGAAAGCAGAGCAAGAAGAAAAGGCATTGAGGTGGTAGAACTATGAAAGATTGGAATGGAAATCAAAACAGTATCTACAAGACCATAGGAGCAAGTAATCACACAGACAAAGAAAGAGAAATGCATGATTATTATGCTACAGACCCTATTGCTATAGATAAATTGCTCAAGGTTGAAAAACCTAACAAGCACATTCTTGAGTGTTCTGCTGGTGAAGGTCATCTTGCAGAAAGACTCAAAGAATTTGGATATGATGTCAAAACAAATGACATTATTGAGAGAAATTATAAACTAGACTCTGTAGAAGATTTTCTTTTCGGGGGGGGGTCAACCAATTTAGACAGAGACATTGTGACCAATCCACCCTACAAGTTTGCTAAAGAATTTGTTCTGAAGTCTTTAGAAACAGTTGCAGATGGAAGAAAAGTTTATATGTTTCTTAAATTAACCTTTCTTGAAGGTAAATCAAGATTTAATGAACTGTTTAGCAAATATCCACCAAAGAATATTTATGTCTTCAGTGAAAGAGTGATGTGTGCCAAGAATGGTGACTTTGAAACAATGAAAGCTGGTGGTGGAAGTGCAGTTGCTTATGCTTGGTATGTCTGGGAGAAAGGATATCAAGGTAAAACCACCATTGAGTGGATATAAGGAGAAGTATTATGATTGATTGTCAAAATTGTAAATATTGTGAATTTCAACAAGCAAAAGGAAGACCAGGAAAATATTTCTGTCTTCACCCACAAAATCCTAGTAATGTAAAAAGGACTGCAGCATTCATGGTTATTTGTAAGACTGAAAGAAGATCTGCAGAGTTTACTATAAAAAATACACCTAAATGGTGTCCAGGAGTTGAAGATGGCAAAGTGTAAAGGATGCAATGCAGATATAATCTGGATTAAAACAAAGAATGATAAAATCATGCCTTGTAATGCAGAGAAGACAACGGTTGTCACAACTCAAGGTGAAACAATAATAGGTCATGTTCCACACTGGGCCACATGTCCTAAATCTCAAAATTTTAAGGAGAAATAATATGGATATACATTTTAATTCTGAACACCTAGCAACACTTAAAGATTTGCAAGAAATGGCAGTAAGACATAACTGCATAATAAATTTTGGTGTTAGACACTCATCAAACACAGAATTTAGTGAATGTTCAAATTTAATAAAATCAAAAGTTCCAAAGAAAGTATTTCAAGCAATAGAAGATGGAGATATTGATTTAAGAGAATTACAAGGAACTTGTTCTAGTTTGTGGTTTGAACTTTATGACAAGGAAACTAGAAAATATAATACATTAACATATATAGAAGATTCTGTGTATTTTAGAGCTGAAGACATGTATTCAAGTTATGAAGAAAAACCAGAAGTTGTAGAAGAGAGGTTGTCTGAAGGTGGTTATGATGGTTTAGACTTCTTTTCTTATTCCCACAGTCCAACAATAATACATGGATTTGGTTATAAGAAAGAACACACAGACCATAGAGTCTATAGAAGTGGTATGGCGCTTAAATTCTTTGGAGATCTGGTTTGTAAGTATTTAAAGGAACCAATGATTTGCAGAACCTATTAAAAGGAGATAATTATGAGAATTGATGAGTTTGAATTCAGAAATGAAAGAGGTCAAGAGATTGAACCCACAAAAGCAATGCTTGTTTGTTATATCAAAGCATTACACAAAGACATCAAGGAACTTACAAGAGAAATAGAATTATTCAAAAATCTCCCAGCGGGTTGCATCCCATCTGAAATCCTTGCTATTGCCAAACTTGAAGAAGTTAAAAAGGATATTTTAGGAATTGAAAAAACCGAAATTAAAACTTTAAAAAATGGTTATAGCACACTTTATATAGATAGACCAGAGATAATTACAATAATTGATAAACATATAAAACAGTTAAAGGAGAAATAATATGTTAATGACATCTAAATATAACACTGGTGACATTGTTCAATTTGTAAAAGATAACGGAGACATTGGTGTTGGTAGGATTTGCAGTGTCAGAATGACACATTCTTACGAAACACAGAAAAGGGTTGAGTATGAGATTTATCTCTTAAGAGTAAAACCTAGTTGTGTATATAACAGCTTAATCGTTAAAGAGTATAATATCCAGAAAAAACTCAACAAAAAAGCATTTGAGAAAGCGTATGCTCAAGAGTGTGCAAAATATCTTGCAACCAATGAAACAAATTGTTAAAAGGTGGGATATAATAATGATAGATGTGATATTTAGGGGTAAGGACTTAACTGGTGTTATGAACCATAGTTGGTTTGAAGGAAGTCTTGACTTGACTTTTAACCCAGAATTCCCAGTTATAATCTGCAAAGACAGATACGACAATATAATTCGTGTCATAGTTGACAAACAGACTGTAGGTCAATATGTTGGTCAAAGAGACAAGAATAAGACCAAAATTTTTGAAGGTGATATTCTTGAGTTTGATTTTGAAGATATTGGAAAACAGAGAGCATTTGTTTACTATGATGTAAAATACCACTCATTTCTTCTAAAAGTTATAACTTCAGACTTTCAATATGTAAATATTGAAGAAGGAGTTATTATAGGAAATGTTCATGATAATCCAGAATTATTAAAGGTGTATCGTGTATGAAAGAGCAAGACATAGATAAATACTTAAATAAGCATGTTGAAATAACAGACTTTGAAAATGAAAAATCTGTTGGATGTTTATATAAAATTATCGGTGGCAAGTTTAAGGTTAATGGGATAGAACAACTTGCCGCCATGAATAAAGGATACATTTTAGACAAGGGTTATTGCTTTTATAATTATAGAAAATCCCATATTAAGAAAATCAAAGTATTATAGGAGAAATTATGGAAGAAATTGATTTAGATCTTGAAGACAGATTCACATACCACAAACCAGACAGTAAGCAACAAGAGATTTATCCTTTAATTAGAGATAAAGCAAAAGAATTTGCTTACTTAATTCAGAAACATGTTCCTAATAGCAGAGAAAAATCATTGGCATTGACAAAACTTGAAGAAGTTGTAATGTGGGCCAATGCTGGTATTAGTAGAAATTAAGGTGGTTTATGGATAAAACAACAAAACAAATCAGAAAACATTCTGAATGCTTAGAAAAGTGGGTTAAACACTATCATCAGAAACAAATCAATCATGTTCTTAAGAAAGTCAAGTCTGAAATCTTAAGAAATGCTTATCTTGGCCAAGCACAAGAAAGTGTAGTTAGAATGGTTTGTGATAAATATATGAAAGGAGAATAACCATGACAGAAGATGAAATGGATACTTGCAGAATATTTGATATCACTCATGATGAATTACTTGCATCACAGAATGGTAAGGAAACAAATGTCTCTACCATAAAGGATGGTGATAGCAATGAGACATAGATTTGGTGGAATAACTGGCATAGGAAATCCAGAACCAGAAATGTTGGATAACAATAAGAACCTTTGCAGAAATGAGTTCTGGGATAACTTCTTAGATGATGCAATGAATAACTTCAAGACCATTGCTGAGTATGAAGGTTTTGATTTCCATGTAGATGAAGACTGGTTCAAGTTTGGTGTAGAACCAACCTATGAAGGTGATGACCTACAGATAATAGCATTTAATCTTAAAGACAAGAGTATTTGCTACATTGAACAAGGAAAATCATTTGGTGCTTATGGCTCTATAGTAGTAAGTAAGACTAGGTTCTATGGAGATTATAAGAACAAATCCAAGTTTATTAAATTCATAGACAAGTGGTATGATCAGATATCTGTAGAAGTTAAAAAATTAAAATAAATTAAAATTTTTTGCACAGATGCGAAAAAATAAAAAATAAATCTCGTATAACAATATTGAACAAACAAGACAAGTTAGTTAAATGCTAACTTGTTTTTTTCATAGAGAAATTATTTTGGGGGGATTATGGGTAGAGGCAATATTGACAATTTAAGGGTGCCAACCTCGGAAGAAGCTCGGAAGAATGGCTCAAAAGGTGGGAATGCAAGTGTTAAATCTAGAAGAGAAAAGAAACATCTTCAAGATGCACTTCAAAAACTACTCAAGGGTCAATATGAGATTGGCAAAGATGATAACAAGAAGAAACTTGGTGGATATGATGCAGTTGCTCAAAGCATGATACTGGAAGCAATTGGTGGAAATGTCAAAGCTGCAACATTTATCAGAGACACAATTGGAGAGAAACCAGTAGATGTAGTTGACTTTGAAAACAATGATGTCACTGGAATTGAAATCAGTTTTGTTAATAAATCAAATCCCAACAAAGGAAAAGAGAAAGACCCTAAGATAGTTGGAGATTATACACCACCAAGCAACACAGAGGGATAGTTAATGAAATTAGTTATTGAAGTTCCAGAAGTTTATGAACCATCATTCAATGATTTACAAGATGACTGGTGTAAAAAGAATTTCTGGTATTCACCAAGAACTTCATGGAAATCTTCTGGATTAGGAAGAATAATACTGCTTTATTACAATTTATTCCCAAACTATGATGTCTGTATTGGTGTAGATAGTTTATCAAATGCTGGTGAAGGTGTTCTAAGTGAGTTCCAAGCATTTATAGAGAGTGAAGGACTTAATGACAACCAAGAGTGGGTTATAAGTCCTAAATGCATGTATAAGAAAGGCAGAAGAAATCAAGTTAGAGTTTATCCAGTGCAAACTACTAAACGAACAGATGTCAACACAACTAAGTCAAAGAAACTTATAAGACCAATAAGTTTATTCATAATGGATGAAGTTCAAAAACTTCACAGTAAAGAAATCTTGCTTAACTGTCTATCAACATTCTTAAGACAGATGAAAGCAGGTCACAGTAAGGTAATACTTGCTGGAAACCCAGATAGGTCTGCAATGTGGTTCACAGAGTTCTACAAAGCAAAACTTGATGACCCAGACTGGACTGTTCTTAGTCCAACTTATATGGATATCATTGAGTGGATTCCAGAAGCTCTTAAGCATGAGATTGAAGACCTTAAAAAGAATGACCCAATTTCCTACAAACAAATCTACTTAGGTGATTTGGATGCAGCTGGATGGGAAGTGGTGTTCCACTCATTCATTGAGAGATACCACTATATAGACAGAAGAGTTCTAATGGAACTTGACAGAACAAAAGGTTATGGCGCATTGATTGATTTAATAACAATCGGTGTGGATGATGCAGAAAGTCAAGATGCTATTGCCTCTTCAGCAATTACAGTGCATAAAGATGGTTCACTGAGAGTTCAAGAGAGTTTCTACCTATCTTGTAAAGAGCAACCAGTGAAACCAGCACTAACTCAAAGATGTCAATTGATTATTGACTATCTGGATTATATCAATGCTCACTTTAATCCAGAACACAAACTTCCAATCATAATGACATTTGACTGTGCATCTGGAATGTATAGACAAATGAAAGTTATGGCATCTACAGATAAGAACTACATGAGATGGAGAAATGTTCACCTATTTGCTTATACAGATAAAGGTGAGAAAGAAGACCAACTTGATGAAGTTAATGCTGCATTTGCAAATGGAATTCTGACAATAGTGAATGTTGATAAATTCAGTCCACAATACTCAAATGCAAAACTGGTAGAACAAACAAAAGCATTGAGACTTTTGGAAAACAAGAAGATTGACCCAACCATACCTAATGACTGCACAGATGCTTTGCAATATGCAGTTATGACTATATTGAGAAATCCTTATAGTCTAACATTCCCACAAAGAAGAGCAAGGTATGAGCAAGACAAGTCTCTTGATGTGATTATTGATAAGATAATCAAACAAGACAAATTCGGTAGGTTATAAGGAGAAATACTATGCAAAAGAATAATAATCTCATGTCTGGTAAGGGTGAAAATGATTTCCAATACGATCCAGAAGCTGAAGACAACTCAAAGAAATACAGATTGCCATTTGCTTTGTGTAAGGCAAACGGTATCCAAACAGAAGATTGGTGGACTCCAAAAGATGCTTGGGAAGCACTCAAACATGGTGGAATTGTTGATGATGTTTCTGAAGAATATAAGGAGTATTATAGACAACTCAAGAAAGAAACCAGCAAAAAGAGTAATGAAAGAACCAAGTTAAAGAAAAACCAATTAAAAGACCCAGCACACAATCCAGAAAACATTGAAAACCATGTTGATGGAACTATTGCCGGTGTTAAATGTGGTAAACCTATGACATTTGAACAAGCAGATGGTGGAAGAGTTAATCCATTCTTTGAAGATGGATGTCAAGGCAAACTTATTGGTTATAGACATAACTGTCAAACATGTGTTGCAGTGTATGTTGCAAGAAGAAAAGGTTATAATGTGAGAGCATTGCCAAATCTTAACAATAAAAATATCTACAGTCTATCACACAATACAACTCTAGCATTTGTAAATCAGAATGGTGAACATCCAACAGAGAAACCAAAAGGTCATTATCAGAAGACACTTGATTTCTTAAATACTGAAGTAAGTGAAGACAGAGTTTATAGTCTTTGCTTTCAATGGAAAGGCAGAAGAGATGGTCACATTGTTGTTGCTGAGAGAATGGGTGGAAAGGTTGTTGTTTATGATCCACAAACAAACAAGCAATACAAAGATAATGAGATAACACAATTGTTATCAAGAACTAATAATTTAAGACTTGCAGACTTGACAGATTACAATCTTGATGAAAAGTTCTGTGATTCTATCATGAAGGGGGCTTAAACATGGATAACAGTTCAAAAGAAAACATTCAAGAGTTAATGGATGAGTTAAATGCCAAATCTTACTCAAAGGGTGAGAGTTGGAAAGGGTATGAAGTGTATATTCCTAACTATGAAGAAGATTTATACATGGGAATGCCTTATGTTGTGTTGGTAAAAGATGGAAAAGCAAGAATATCAACACCAGAAGAAAGTCTGGAGTATTTGGATTATCAAAATCCAAAGTTTGAAACAGACAAGAAACTATTTAATTAGGTTTTATATGCCTTAAAATAAGTCTTTAACAACATTCGTTGAGTGGTGGAGAACCCTTAAAGATGAGGTGGCGGCATAGAAATAAAACAAAAAATATCAAAAGGAGAAAAACATGGATAAACTTGAAGAATTAAAATTAAAGTTAAAAGAATTATCCCCAGAAGAGATGGAAGAATTGAAGTCTTTCTTGGCTGACAATAAATCTGAAGAGAAATCTGAAGAAACAGAAGAACAACCAACTGAAACATCTGCTGAAGATACTGCAGAAGAAACTACAGACACTGTAGAAGATACTGCAGAAGAAACAAAAGATGAAACAGAAGAGAGTTCTGAAGAATCCGAAAGTGACAATTCAGAAGAGTTGCCAAGTGAAGATGAAACATCTGAAGAACCAGCAGTTGAATCAGATGAAGAACCATCTTTTAGCAAGACAGAAGAGAATTCTGAAGTTTCTGAAGATGAGGGCCCAGCAACTGAAGAGACAGAAGAAATCAAATCTGAACCACCAGTGTCAGAAGAAACAACTTCAACACCACCAGAAGAAGATGACATTCCTATGATGAAAAAGGGAATGGATACTCCAATGGAAGATGAAGATGTTGTTCCACAGTCTGACAATATTACTGCTGATGATGGCACAGAGATTCCAGTAGATTATCAACAGATAATTGAAGGGTTGAATGCCAAGAATGCTGCACTTGAGGCAGAAAACACAAGTCTTAAGGCAGAGAATGCTGGATTAAAGAATAAGTATGAGGGAGCATTTGGTTTCTCTGCTAAACCATCTATGCCAGCAAAAGTAAACAGTTTATATGATGATGCCATTGATGATGTGCATTTTCACAAATAAAAAATCAAAAAACCAAAATTTAAGGAGAAAAAACTATGAGTTTATTTAATTTAAGCAACCAACAAGTTGCAAGAAAAGTTTCAAAAACAGTTTACAAAAACTTGTATCAAGATATCATCCACAAAGATGGATTTGGTATCACAGACAGATTTGTCACACCAGAACAAACAAATGCTGCAATTATTGATATTTATGTTCCAATTCCTATCAATAGCAGATTCAGAATGAGAGGTGCAGAGACTAATGGTCTTTGGACTAATAAAGAAAACCTTCCAGATTCAGAGACTGGTCAAAGAAAACATGTTCTTTCTAAGAGATTCTCAATTGATATCTTAAAAAGATATGACACAAACATTGCAGTTTCAGAAGATGAAGTTGAAGGTGTAGGTGCAGCAAATCTTGATGAAGGATTTGAACAAATCTGTAAAGACCAAATTGAGCAAGATATTGCTATCAATATTAACGGTTATACATTTGCATCACAAATCTTCTCTTTCTTCATGGATTCATTTGGAACTACTCCAACTGCTGAAGAAGTTAAGAAAGCAATTGAACTATATACTTATAGTCCAGAAAATAGAACTGCAGCAACTAGAGCATTCAAACTTTCAAATGCTAAAGTTAGCAAAGGTGATTCAAAACTTTATGCTGGATACTACCCAGCAGATAAGAGACAAGGTTTCTTGTTTGATGCAACATTCCTTGTAGATCTTACAGACACTGCAGCGCTTTCTGCATCTGATGTTGCAACAAGAATGGTTGCTCAAGGTGGACTTAATGCATTCACTGGTGAAAAGAAAACTGTTGCAGATTTCCAATCTGGTTATGTAGGTTGGTTAGATGGAATGCCATTATATGAAGTAATGGAACAAGTAAAAGATGCCATCTACTACTACTTATCAATTGAGAAAGAAACTACAGTTATTGCATTGCTTGAACAAATGTCAGCACTTATTGCTCCAGCAAATGCAACACTTCGTGGTTTAAGACCAACTTCATTCAAAACTGTAGATGACCCAGACACACAAGGCGTTATCATCCAACCAAAAGTTAATATGGGTGTTAGATGTCTTTCTGGTAATTCACTTAAAGCAGTATTTAGTGGTGATGACTTTGCAGATGCAACAAAAGCTCTTGCAAGTGTTAAAACAATTAGAACTGCTCTTGTAGGCAAGTTCAGACTTCCAAACTTAAGTTATGACTATGATAACTTAATCGGTGTTGACAATACTCTTACTGCACATGCAGATGGAACAATGGATGCACCAACTTCAGATGCTTCACCAGCAGAAGTTTAATCTAAATTCAATTCCAAAAGGAGAATAATATGTTAGTTGAAACCATCAAAGACTATACAGATAAAGAGACTAAATTAGTCTACAAGACTACAGATAACTGCACAATCAGAAGAGTAAGTGATGTTCGTGGAGCAGAACTTGTTGCAGCTGGTGTGGTTGTTGAAGTTAAACCAGAAGATGAAGTTAAATCTGAAGTTGAGACAAAATCTAAATCTAAAGCAAAAAAGAAAGATGAAGTTGATGCTGAAGAAAAAACTCCAGAAGATGTTTCTTATAGTTCTAACGGAAACTTTGAAGATGAAACCATCAAAGCAACAGAAGAACCAATAGAAAATGCTAAATCTGAATAGTAAAAACTGTTTTTCATTAGGATAGGTTCAGTTTCAAAACCTGTCCTATACCATTTTACAAAAAGGGATGAAGTTTATGATTGAGAAAGATACAAATTTAATGAATGGCAAAGGAGAATGGGATGAATCAGAACACCCAAGAGATAGTGATGGAAAATTCGCTTCTAAAGGTGGTCAGTCAACTTCTAATCAAGGAAAAACTAAATCCCAGTCAACAAAAAAAGATGCTATCAAGCATCTTGTTGAAACCCTTAAGAAAATTAAAAATATCAAGGTTAAAGAAATTCACTCTTTTATCAAATCGTTAGACCCAGTAAGTCTACAGATAAATGGAGATGAAATCATTGCAGAATTTGATAAATTTACTGCAGATAAGAACTTGTATGGTCATGGAAAGTCTGATAAAGATGGATATGCTTATAAATTAAACAATCCAGATAAACTTCCAGAAATGATTAAACAGTCTCAATATTCACACAGTAAACCAGAAGAAGGAAAGAAAACACCAGCACATGCTGGTGTTAAACAATGGCACTATTTTAAGAAAGACTATAAAGACTTCAATGTTGTTGTGAATGTAAGAGATAAAGGAAATAGACAATTTGTCTATGAAGTTATTCTAAAAAAGAAAAAAGTTTAAGGTCACCGGAACACTAAGTTCTACCTTAAACTTTCTTACAAGTATTATATGCCAATTTAGACAAAAAGTCAACACTTTTTATAAAACTTATCACTAAAGGAGAGAAAGATGTCACAAACAATGCAAAAAGTCAACACTATGGGTCAAACACCAAACAGTGGTGGAAATCAGATTGTAAATGTCACTTATGGTCACCATGGCAGTGGAAAACTCTATTCTTACTATGGAAGTAATAAAAGAACTGGTGACATTGTGACACCAGAAGTCACACATCCAAAGACTGGAAAGACTTATAAAACTTTAGCAGTTGTAAGAAGCACACACTCAGTTCCACAAGGTCAGAACACTGTTTCTTATCTTAAGAACAGAAATATCAATCTTAAGACCATTGGAAAGACTGATCAGAAATCACTTCCAGGTTATTATGAAGGTTGGGATAAAGATGCTAAAGCAGCTTATGATCTAAGAGTGGAAACTCAATTAAGAGATGATGTTTCACCAATGCAGAAACTATCTCTTATGAGAGAAATTAACAAAATGAGAAGATAAAGGAGAAACAGTATGCCAAAGTTATTTCAAGCGCCTAGCTATCAAGAACATGAACTTGAAGAACTAGAAGAGAAAGATTTGCAATTTCCATTTTCAAGCGAATATATGACTTATAACAGTCTTAAAAGGCAGTATATACCAACTGAAGCATTATTGCTTAAGCATGGAATAAACCTAGAAGAATTCCTTGAATTAACCAACGAAAACACACCAGAGAATGTTCAAGAACAATTAGAGTATATCAGTGACCAGATTTATTCTTACATTGAAAAGAAAAGTGGCAGTTCTGCAGAAACAATGAAGTGGATTGTTGCTAAAGGTGTGAAGTTTGGACTTAGTCCTTACAGATTTAGATGCATGTTTGAAGAAGTGTTGTGGAAACAAGCAAGATTCTATGTATCAAATGATGACCCAACAAAATCAACTGGTTTAGATATGGAACAAAAACAATGGTTGAATAAAGGTGTTCTTTACAATGAAGACAGACACATTGACCCTAAAATCAAATCTACACTTCTTGGTTTAGGTTTGTTGTGGGTTGGTTCCTATGATGAACAATTTCAACACTTAACAAGGTTGAATAACTGGTAAAGGAGAAATTATGAAATTAAAAGAATTTTTAACCGAATATAAAGCATACCAAAAAGCAGAAAAAGAAATTGTTGAATGGGTTGAAAAAACTTATCCAGGTCTATCAATGGATTTTAGTGGTGAAGTTGCTGAAATTGTTAGAACAGATGAGAGTATTGATTATCCAGAAGACAAAGTTCCAAAAATTGTTGAAGTTGTAAATATCAAGATAGATGAAATCTTAGAGAAACATGAAGAAGAAATCTATATTGGTGAAAAACTTACTAAGATTTGGAAAAATCATCCAACATTTAATCCGGATGTTGAAAGCATTGATGATTTAAAGAAAAATAAAAAGTTCCTTAAGTATTTCAAAGAGTTAGATCTAAGAAATCAGATTAAGAGAAACAAGAAGAAAAAGAAGAGAGGTGGTCTAAATGGAAAACATAAACGATAGATATTTGATACCTTTCCATCTTGGTGGAGAATTAAGCTCTGAAAGTTTCAGATTAACTCAAAACGATAATACATACATGTTGGCTGGTTCAAGATATAAACAATTCTATGCAAGTTATATCAGACCAAGAACTGGTATGTTTAGGGGATGGATTGAAGGGTTCCACAATACTGAATTTGGTGTTATTCCTACACTATTTCTTCAGAAGATTGCAACTGGTATCACTAGCACAATCTTTGGAAAACCTTTAATTCTTAATTCTAAAGATGCTTTTACAGACTCTGTCACTCAAAATCAATACAAAAAATCTAACTTTGGTTCGGCAACCAAGGAAGCATTTGGTTTTGGAATGGATGGTGGAACCGGATTATTGAAATGGAACAAAGATGGTCAGAATCAACTTAGAGCAGAAGCAATTCCAATGGATAAGTTCTTTATTGAAGTTGATTCTTATGGTGATATTGAAAGAGTTAAGTCTTTTATTGCTACATATCACAACACAATCAATGCGGCTCAAGAATTCCATCTCTGTGAAGAAAGATTCTTCAAATATGCAACAGTTGGTGGAGAAAGGGTTAGATATCCTTTTGTGCATTATCTCTTCTATAAAACATCTTCAAACACAACAAGCGAATCAACACCAGCACCATCAAGTGCTATCACATGGTCAGACATTCCTTATGATGTGCAAAAGATGATACAAAGAGATTATGGTGATATCTACATAGACAGTGGGGATGCAGAAAGTCTTGCTAGAAACAAAAATAGCAAATATGACAAATGTAAACTATTGCCATTCCCAGATGACCTTGGTTGTAGATTGATTAAGTTCACCAGAAACATTCCAGCATTTCCAAAACTTCCATTTGGTCAACCTTTGGCAGACTTGCTAATGAATGAGAGTTATGCTTATGATCAATTGAAATTCTTTGAAAGAATGGAAGTGTATATCTCAAGGGGTAGAGTTCTTCTTGATAAATCCTACACTAATCCAAATGACCCAGATGCAGAGAAAGAAGCACTGGATAAAATGGTATTCACTTATCTTGACACACTTGCTGGAGAAAGTGATGACCATAAACCACAAGGATTGCAACTTGAACTTAGAGCAGATGCTATTGCTAAACAGAAACAAAATATTCTTAATGACACTGCATTTGCGCTTAACCTTTCATCTTCAACTATTGCAGCATGGCTTTCAGATGGTCAAACTCAAAAGACTGCTACAGAGATTGAGTATGAAAGAACCAAAACAACTGCATTTATCAATGACAAGATTGAAATCATTCGTGAACCGCTTCAAGAAATGATTGATATCTTCTATCACTACTATGGAGCAACTTCTCCAGAATTGAATATTATGCCAGAAAATCAGACTGTTAGAAGTGAGATGATTAAGTTGTATAGTGAACTATATGACAAGAAGTTTATCACAGCTGAGATGTTGGCAAAAGAAATTCTTGGAACTTGCTCAGCAAAAGAAGTTAATGAATTGGTTAAGTTTATTGAAGCGCAAGATGCAATTAAACAACAACAAACACAACTTCAACAAATGCAACAAACATTAACACCAATAAATAACAATGTGGGGGTAAATCATGAAAATCAAGGAACAAATTGAACAATGCAATCAAAAACTTCAAGAAGTTGAAAAATTGACTAAAAAAGCAGTCCTTAAGACTGAAGAACACTACTTAGAGACAAGAGAACTTAAAAAGGCAGTTTCTGAGTTGATAACCGTTTGCAAAAGTCTAACAACTTCAGTTCTTGCAATTATCAAACAACAGATAGGAGATTAAAGATATGAAAAAGTTTTTATTAAAGACATTAGATGTCGTTCTTAACATTGTAATGATTATAAGTGTTCTATATGCAGTGTTTAACTTGGTCATGACATTTCTCCCAGTTGATATCCAAGCAAAGGTATTTAACTGGTTGCACATGTCTCAAGAGTATATAGCAACATTCTCAATTTCTTCAGTATTTAATGCAGCAGTGCTTGTTGGAAGTAAACTTCTACAGACACACAACAAAATTAGTATGACTGCAATGATTACTCACCAACAAAAAACACTAACCAATAATTTGGCAGTCAATGAACAAGTAGTTGATAGGGTTAATGTATTGATAGACAATATCAAAGCAGTTGAGACCCAATTAAATGCAGTTCTAACGGTCAATAAGGTTAATGTTGAAAGAAATATTGATGCAAGTGAACAACTGGTTAATTCTGCCGAAAAAGAAGCTTATAAGTCAGCACTTAAAGTTATTGAAGATGCTCAAGCAACAATGGAAGAATTAAGCAATATAACTTCAGTCTATGAAAGAACAGAGATTAAAGAAGTTATTGTTGAAAAAGAACATGATTCACTCACTGGTAGAGTGTAAGGGGGAAATTATGAGTGTTAAATTAAAGAATGGACTTATAAAAGCTCTAACATACACACTATCTGGAACTGGAACTGCACTTATAATCGCATTTCAGTATATTTCTGATAGAAATCCTATGCCAACTTGGGCAAAGGTCACAGTGCCTTGTTTATTGGGTCTATTGATAGCATTCTTAATTTATTGGAAATCTATCAAAGACAAAATCAATAGAAAACTTACTGCTATAGAAACTGCAAAAGAACTAGGAAAGGTTGGTCAGACAAACACTATTGTAGCCAACATCCTAGAAGTTCTTGGAATTGTTGTTCCAATGATACTTGTAGCATCTATCTTCTGTGTTGGTGGAAAATATTTAACACAGACTGGAGTTGTTCTGTTTGAAGTTCTGGGAATGTTCTTATTTGTAGTGATTGGCAACATTTGTTGTGATGCCAACAAAAAAGAAGAACTCAGAAAAAAAGAACAAGAACAAGCTGAACAATTTGCAGACAAAATTGCAGACAAGGTCAGTAAACTTCCTAAAAAATATGAATAGGAGATAATTCATGAAACACATCTTTCAAAAAACAATGGGATACATAATTGCTTTATTAGTAGTTGTCATGTATTTTGTCATGTCTTACTTGATAATCACAGACTGGAAAATGAATTCTGCAAAGACAATAGTTGAAGGTCTGTTATTATTTGTAAGTGCAGTGATGGTTTATTCATCATTAACCAAGCAAGGAATTTTGAATGGTAGAAATGATTCAAAATACATTGAAACTCTAACATCCCACTTAACAACAAAGAAAAAAATATTGCCAAAAATCAAGTATCTTCAACCTTGGTTAGATAAAGATTATCTTAATTTGCTCAAGATTGGAAGAACTGTTTTTATAGACAGTGCTGGATACAGTTATAGTGAAGTTTTCACAGAAAATGGAAAAATAAACACAGATTTTAAGGTTGAAAAGCCAAAATTTGCAGAAAATTCGCAAAAATGTAGGTTAAGACCCTTGAAAAAACTATTTTGGTGGATGTTTGGTGAAGAATGGAAGTTCTATAGAATGAGAAGAAATTTCATTAGACAAGCCAAGCGCTATAAAATAACAAGACACACTGTATCTAGTGTTGTGAATATAGATGCAGATTCAGATCCAAACAATTTTGGTATATCAGAAAAAGAATATCTTAAGAGACAAAATGGAACAAACATTATCTCAAGACTGGTTTTCTCTTTCTTGTTGCCATCTGTCACATTTACATTCAATGGTTTTAGTGTTGAAACATTACTGGTTCAAACTATAAGCATAATGTTAGTGATTATATCTGCTCTAGTTTCAATGTTTGCAGCATATTTCTTCATGGTTAGAACTCATAGAGAAACCATAATAAAAATGGTTAATAAACTTGAAGAGTTTGACAATGCAGACTTAACAGAATTTAAAAATGATAAGGAGAAAGAAGATGAAAGGATACATTCAGAGAAATCCGTTTGCACCGAAAGCCCTATGGTGGAAGAAATACGAACAGAACCACAGTCTGGGGAAAATGGTGATGTATGTAGCAACACCTAAACTTGGTTTTGCTTTCAACCATTTCATAATGAACCTAAGTCCTTACATTCTAAACAATGGAAAATTCTCTGGTATGAATAATATTGAGTATGTGAATATCACAGAAATTAAGGATGGTGTTATAAGTCCAACAAAAGCACTTAAACTTAACAAGACTCTTTATATGTTTAATCCAGAGACATCTATCCTAGAAGTGGAAGATTTGGCAGAAGAAGGTATTGAAATTCTTACTGTAGATACTTCCAAATTAACAATGTTCAACAAGAACTTCTATGTGAAACAACATTTATTCAATGCTACAGAAGAGAGTGACCAACAAGAAGGGTCTTATCAACCAATTGCTGGGTTGTTTGCAGATTCATCACATATCACTCTTAAGACACAGAATTTTTCATCAAGTGAAGATATGCCAAAAAATGGGGATATAATAACTTTTGATAAGAAACATTGGATGGTGGAAGAAACAACCAAGAGTGTTGTCTATACACCTAAAAAGAAAATCATACTTCACATAGCACTAAAACAAATAAGGTAGGTCAAGTATGCAATTCAATGACAAATTTGGAATGAGAGATTTGTTTATGAATAAGCAACTTAAAGGAATATTTCCACAATTCACCAGAAAAGACAAACTTCAGAATGTTTATAGTTTTGCTTGGGTGGAAGATAAAGTTGCTAATTATATCAAGTCTGTTTTCGGTGGAAGAAAGTCTGGAGATGATATCATCATACCAGGAAAACACAAACAAAGATTTAAAGAAATAAAAGGTATGAAACAGTTAATTGAAGACATGTTCAATAACATGCCAGCAATTACCAAGAATATTAGAAAGAACACCAAACTTTTAACACCATTCCAAAGCATTGAGCAATTAAAGGAAATACAAGACCCACAAAAGAAAATTGCAGTCATGCAAATTATATTTGACAATCTAAACTACAATCCAGACTTCCAAAGTCAGAACAGATTCAGAAGTAATATTATGCCTAACAATTATTACAAAAGACAAGAAATCTGGCTTAAGAGTGTAGGATATGACAAAAGGAGAAACTATGGAAAAAATTAAAGTCTCTGCAGATACAGTTTTATCAATACTAAAAGGAATTATGGAAGATTCTGAAATCAATTATGTGATTAAGGATGTTTCTGCTCCAGATTGGATGAATAAGACTGTTCAAGATGCACTCAATGTTGAATATTACACTTTCAGACATAGACCAGTAGACAGTGATGTTGTTATTGAAGAGTTAATCAAACAAGGAATGCCTTCAAGTGAACTTCAAGCATTGACTAGGTCTTTTTGTTTACTCTCTCTTACTTCTACAGAAAGAGTTTTCTCAAAGAATAATGACATTGTGACAGTTTCTGCTAATCTTGAGTATTGGATACAAACAGAAAAAGTGAAACTTCTTGAAGATATGTTTGAAGACATTGCAGTTGGAACTATTGGCGAAAGAATTCCAGTTCAGATCGGAACAGAAGATAGACAAGCTGTAATTGCATTAGGGCCACTTAACATCTCTGAAATACAAGAAACTACAGAGTATGGTGAAATGGCAATCTGTGAGATTGATATTGATATCATTTTATACCCAAATGCAGCAAGTATAACAGATTACAAAGCAGAGTTTTTGATGCAAAGTAAGGATGGAAAAACTGAGAACTGGGTTCAATTTCCAGCAACAAGTATATCTGTTTCAACAAGCATGACACAGAAAGCAGTTCCATTTATGAACCAACCAAGAGATGTTGGGAACATAAATTTATCAAGAGTTAAATCTATAGTTTTTACTTGTGATGGTTATAACAATGAGTTTATTGATTTTATAACAGACTTTTCTTTAGGTTCGGATGCTGAAGTGGATAACAATAAATTATTTATTTTGAGACTAACCAGAAAAGACAAGTCTTATCAATATTCACTTAACCTTAAAGAACACATCATTTCAGTTAAAGAAGAGATTGGAAATGAAGTTCATAGTTTAACCTTTACTAAAAGGGGGATGAGAAATGGCACTTCATAATCTAAAAATAATCGTGGTGGATGGTGGAAAAGGTGGTAGTTATAGAAACACTTCTTCTAAGTCTGCAGATGCAGAAGATAAAAAAAGAAACAAGAACAGCCCTCTGTATAAAATGCTAAATGCAAAACAAACAATCAAAAAGAAAGTGCAAAGTGGAATGTCTGCATCTTCTGTATTTGCGCTGGATATGGGGTTAAGAGTTGCTGGTCAATTAGTTAAACAAACTGCAAACTACTATATATCAGACATTGGCAGAAGAACTGGTGATAGCAACTATCAAAATATGATTAACAAGGAATTAGAGCTTGTTAGTGATGTTGTTGGAACTTTTGGAAGTGCTTTAAGTGGTGCGGCTACTGGTGCAATGTTTGGGCCAATGGGAGCAGTTGTTGGTGGAGTTATTGGTGCAACAAGTTCTTTAGTTTCAATTGGATTTAAAAGTGCTGAAACACAAAGAGCATACCAACACGAAATGTTCAAACAAGAAACATCTCAACAATACAACCTATCAAGAGCAAACTATTCAATATACACTGGCAGAAGAGTGTAAAGGAGAAAACAATGCAATATTACTGGAAAATTTGGTTATGGGAAAATGGAAAGAAGTCAACAGAATATACAGACTACTTAATTGCGCCATTTTTTCATGAAGGTTGTCTAAACCAAACAATCAACACTGCAGAAGTGGTTTTAGATTGTATGCCAATAGAAACAAAAAAAGCATTCCCACCTAAAACAAAATTTAGGGTGGAACGCTATACAACAAAAGATTACTCGGATGAACCAAAAATATTTGATTTGATGGTTCAAGAAGACAATGTTGAAGAGTATGTGAGTTGCCCAGAAATCTGTTGCCATAGAATAGAGATGATTTCTCCAAGTGTGGTTGCTCAAGGAATGCACACAGATAACATGTCTTTAACTTATGAGCTACAAGATGCCACATTAAACTACAAAACAACCAAAAGTGACAATAAAACCATTCAAGATGTCGGTGGATTAAATCCTATAAATGGTGGTCATTCTCAAGCACTAAGGCAAACAGACTCATTCTCATGGGTCAGTGCACCATCAATTGGTGGTGGAACTGGTGTTATTTAGCAGAGTGCTTTTTAAACGCACAAAATGATGAGAAACAAAAATTAAACAACATATAGATTGTTAAAAAGCAACTAAAGATATTTTGATATAAATATTTGTTTTGAATTTTCAACAATTGTTCTTTTGAATATATTTCAGAATATACACTCCCATCATAGACACCTTGAATTGATTCTACAGTGGTAGAAATTCCCAAAACACTATTATACAGCCAATAAAACAAGATAATTAAACCGACTACAAACACTGATAAGATTATCCATTGCTGTTTTGTCAGTTTCTTATAAGTTTTTATATTGTCTTGAATCGGTTTTGATAGTTTGATGGAATAAAAAACAGAAACACCAAAAGGAAATAAAAAACACAAACAATAAAATGATTGTAATAAAATAAAAGATATTTCCTTATATGCAGTAAATGTTTTTATTAGTAAAACAAAAAATGGGATAAGCAAAACAAAGCAAATTGAATTTAAAATATATAATGTTATTTGTTGTTTTTTGAAAATCATATATCTAATCTCCCTTAAAAATATATAAAAATAATACATTATAAATTTTAAAATGTCAAATTCAAGAAAAAAGGAAAACTTATATGGCAGATTATTTTAGAAATTCTTATAGATATCTTTGGGAAAATACAGAATCTCTTGGTAAGATAAAATTTAATCAAAATGTTGCTCTGGCAAATGAAGTTAAATTCACAATTCCAACATTATCTTGTCAAGCATCAAGTTCAGGTGGTGGTTTCTTCACAATTGCAGAAATGAACACAAGAACTAGGGTTTATAGACAAACAGTAATCAATGGGGTTATACAACCAACCAAAACTCTAATTTTAGAAAGAATTAGTGGTGGAACAAGTTTTTCTGCAAGAAATGATGCTGTAGCATATATAACCAGTGGTTCTAGTGGCATTCTTAAATTAAGAAACATAGATGGTTTTTCTTACAGTCAAACAAGTAAACAATACACTTCATTCTCAGAAAGATATTCAACATTTAATCAGATTGCACATGCATCATCTTCTTTTAATAATAAAGAAGTGACATTCACAACATCTCAACTCAGTGAAGATGAAATAGCAAGTGGTAAGTCTTATTATTACTCTATTGAAGTAGTTTGTCTTCCAGACAATACAGATGGACTTATAAGTAGTCTCACTGCAACACATTCTGGTCAAGAACATGCAACTATTGTTTTAATTGGTGTTGTCTTTAAATATAGTGCAACTTGTTCTGTAAGTTATACAAAAGCAAACCCAGATGAAATAAAATGTTCAACATCATTTTATTGTTCAGATATGTCTTCTACTGCAGAGGGTGGGCCATTCTTAATGAAAGGTGTTAAATATAACACTTTTCAATTATTTAGAAAAGCACTCTTAACTGTAGATACACAAATAATTGATAATTCAATAACTGGTCTTGATGAAGAGTATTTGCTTGATGGAAGTGAAAGTCCAAACAATATTCAATACCCAATAATTGTTGACCCAGACTGGAAAAACAAAATGAAAAACACTCAACTGTATGAAACCCTTTTGGAAACAAAAAACCTTTGGGAGATTTTCCAACAGATAGGGAAATATCTTCATGCAGAACCAATCTTGAAGTTTGCTACAGATGGAACTGATAGATTTATGCTTTCATTTAAACAGCTAGGCAAGAGTGAAGTTAGTGAAAACAAAAGTCAAAAAATTACAATTTACAACAGTCAGACACTCAGTCAATTTTTCTCTAGTTATGACAGCTATGTCACAAACCTTTTCAGTCCACAAAACTTATGTAGACAGAGCATTGTTCCCAAGTGTTCAGATGGAACATGTTTGGTAAGTAATGACAATGCAGAACTAGATTGTGCTTATAATATCAATGAAATTGTTGAATTCTGGATTTGTTATAACGGTGAGTGGAAAGATGCAATGAAAGCCCAAGTGGTAAATGACAATGGTGATATTGTCAAACTTTCAAGCAAAATATATGAAAAAAGCATTTTTGACATTCTTACAAGTGAACACAAAGTTTCTCCTAGTAAAGCAGATAGTCTATATTTCACCATGGGAGAAAGTAAAATTCAAAACTTAACTTATGTTCCACCAACAGATGATCAATACAATGAAGAACCAATGGCACTTAAAAAGATTGTTAGACAGTTGTTTGGTATTTCTACTAACAATCTTAACTTCAATGAGCTCATGTTTGAAATTGTCTACAGAACCCAAGACACAGTTAGACTTACTCAAGCAAGACCAGATATGGAATCATTTGTTAGAAACAGTAAACTTGAAAAATATCCACATCATGAACAATATTACAACCAATTAGACAAAATTCCAGACAGTGAAAGATTTTCTGCTAACATGTGGGGTCAATTGGTTAGATGTGGTAATTCAATTATCCAATGCCAGGAATATTGTGCTATTGGTGAAGAAAAAGAAGAGGGTGAGTTATATTTAATTGATGATAAACCTTACTATGTAGTAAAAGTTGAAAGTGAATATTACAATGACTGCATTCTTCAAAAAGTGACTTATTCTGCATTTTGGAATGAAACTTCAATGATTACTTCACAGAATAGTGAAAATAGAATGTATGAGGTTAGTGAAAGGTCAATGACAAGAAGAGAAAAAAGAGATATGGAATTCTTAAAGTTGACTGCAGAATCAAATCCAAACCCTAAACCACCAAGATTTTTAAACAATTCAACTTGGAAAGATTTCATCAAGAACATAATTTTCTATGATAAAACACCACAACTTCCAAATTATGCTTATGTTAAATTCTTGGCAGACAAAAGAAGGAAACACACTGGAAGTTATGGTCAATATATTGAGCCAGATTATTTATTCCCATCAAGTGAAATTGATAGAGTTGACCCTAACAACATAAAACCTAAAACAAGTAAGAGTTATAGTGAAGTAATAGTTCCACTTCTTAGATTTCCCAAAAAAGATGGATTATTGCTTGAGTATGATATGGAAGACAACTTCAAAGCTGGGGACTATATTGATACAACAATATCTGGTGTAAACACAAATGAAAATGCATACTTCGCACAACAATCTGTGAGATATGTAGATATTATGGGTAGAGCAGACTTATATCAGTTCAAGATGTTCCACAGATCCAGAGATGAGTTGAATTTAGAAAATGCAAGAACTTTATTAAAGGCACCTTTCGTTCCTACAGATGAAGAAAGTCAAATTTTGCTAAGTGGTTCAAAAAGTATTGCTCTTGATAAAGATTGCAGAGAAGCATTAAGTTTCAACTTCCAAATCAACTTACTTGATAAAGATATTGATTTTATTACTTTCTCAAACTTGTTTGGAGATAAGAAAGCAAGATTAAAACTGTTGCTTTACAATAAAACACTGGGAATGTTTGACCAGACAATAAATCTTGCAACTGGAACAATTCTTGCTGAAAATGTGACCTATACTCTGAACAATGATGACACAAATAATCAAATAATAATAAAGATAACACAACCACAAGGAATTAACTTGTCGGATGTTAAGTCTCTTATCTGGTATGATGACAACAATGGAATTAAAGACATATATCTTGTCACAAATGTTGATAAACTTCCAGATAATGAAAAGTTGAAAGATAGATATATTTATCCAGTTTTCAATGAAAATTAGACTGTTGTGTAATAATACAATTGTCAGTAGCAATTGTATTATTCACAAGGGTCACTTAAGAACGGTCATTAAGTAGGTTTGGGCCACTTACTTTGTGATAAATACAATTTTAAAAGGAGATTTTCGAGGAAAATGAACAAGTTAAAAATTTGTCTCAATGAAGATGGTAGCATTCAACAGTTTGCTCCAGACTTCAAAATCATGAGAGGCAGCTACAGAAATGTTCTAATCAACATTGAAGTTCCTAAGTCATTACTTCTTGAATTGGCAACTGATGACACTGGTCAATATGTGACCGGAAACAATGTTCGTATTGCTGGGATTATACAAACTGCACTTGGCCAGAATATACAAACTCAGAGATATGAACTCAAGTGGGTTAAAGATTATACACTCAATGGAATTGAATATAGTCTATACCAAAGAAAAATGCCAAAAGAATTCACACTCTGGGAAACTTACAATGCTTTAGAAGCTGCTAAGAGTGGCAAACTTAACATGATTATCAATGTAGTGAATTGGGCAAAACAAGACACTGGTGTTAAGATAGATGAAGTTGTTTCAAGCAATATTCTACCTTTGACCATTTATCCAGGTGCATTCTTGGAAAATGCTGAAGAAATTTCAGAACCAAGTGACTTTGACCAACTACAAAGTCAAGTTCAAGATATCAACAAGACTGTCAACAATATGAATGAAGATTTATATGGTGACAACTTAGCATATCTTCTACAGAGACTCAAAGCTGGAAACAAAATCACCATTGAGAAAGATGTTGGTGCAACACCAAACAGAGTTAGAATTTCTGTTCAGACTACCAATGCTAGTGAAGTTCCTATTGAGGCAATTACAGATCTAAATGCTGGAAATGTTCAAGAGGCACTAAAAATCTTGAGTGTTAGAAATGATGATTCTTGGTCAGATGCTATGGCACTTCTATTTGATGATATAGCAAGTGTTAGAAGCAAGACTGGAGATTCTATCAGAAGTATTGTCTTAGATTCTGAGACTGGTATCTTAACCATCACCAGAAACAATGGCAAAAAATTCACAATAGATTTGCCACTAGAAACATTAGTTAAGAGTGGATATTATAACTCAGACACTAAAGAGATTTTATTAGTTCTGGAAAATGACACAACTCTTAAAATTCCAGTTGCAGACCTTGTTAATGAGTATTATGCAGATAATACAACACTTACAATGTATGTTGATGCAAATGATGGGAATAAGATTAAATTCAAGATTTCAGACACTTATAAGTCCAAAATTGATGCCAATACAACCAATAGGCATTCACACTCAAACAAAACCTTGCTAGACACTTACACACAGACTGAAGCTAATTTAAAGGATGCAGTTTCTAAGAAACACTCACACAGTAATAGCAGTGTTTTAAATGCTACAACAGCATCATTTACAACTGATAAAGATGCTGCACTTTCTCAAGCAACTGCAGACATCAATTCTCTTAAAGAACAAGTCAAAACAAGTGGAACAGTTATTTATGATTCTGGAACACCACTACAGACTTTCAATCTTGAAGAGATTGTCTATTCTGCTATAAGTTGTCTTGCAAATAATGCTGAGTATGCAAACAGATGCACTAAGGGTGGAGAAATAGACAGAAGACTCAAAGCCCTTGAAAATAAATAATTCGTTTAAGGAGAAAAATTATGATTTTTGAGAAAGCAAAAATTTATGGTGTTGATGGTGTTGGTGGTTCAAGTCCAACACTAACAAGAACAGACTCTGCAGTTGGTTTAACCTACACAAAAGGCACTGCAGAAATCAAAAGTGACTTTGATAGATGTTTCCCTTGGTCAGACATGACAGAAGTTGTGGATGATGCTGGAAATGTATTTATTAGAGTTCCAAAATTCTATAGTAAGATAACAAAAAATTCTAATGGAACATACAAATATCAAATTTCTGGTATGAGACATAGTGGTTTCTCAACTTTGTTTATTGATGGCAAAGGAAATGAAATTGATTATGTTGATATTGGTAAATATGAAGGAAGTGGTTCTTCATCAAGAGTTTACTCAAAATCTGGTCAAACAGTTTTAGTAAATATCACAATTGATAACTTCAGAGCTGGTTGTAAAGCAAACGGTGATGGATATCAACAATATGACTTCTTGATTGATATGATTATTAAGCAATTGTTCTTAATTGAGTTTGCTACAACACATTCACAATCAATCATGACTGGTTTCACAAATACTTCTAACACTGCGGCATTGATTACTGGTCATACAGACCCAGTTAAAACTCCATCTGGTTCATATAACACAAATCATGATCTTGAAACAGATGCATGGACTGATACTAGCTGCAATACAGATGGTCTTCATGCTTGTAAATACAGAGGCATTGAAAACCCTTGGGGAAACACTTGGACTTTCTGTGATGGAATTTCATTTGATAAAGAAAAAGTGTATGTTTGCACAGACCCAACAAGTTATGCTGGTGCAAAGAAAGATATGCCTTACTCTTATATGGGTGACAGACCAACTTCTGGCAATGGTTATATCAAGTCAATTGATATCTTCGACAAGAACCCACTTTTAATGTATATAAGCGCAATTGGTGGTTCAGAAAGCACATTCTACTGCGATTATTCATGGTATGCAGATACTGGTGTAATTTTGTTGGTCGGCGGGCCTTGGGATCGCGGTTCTGACGCTGGCTTGTGGTCTTGGTATGGGTACTCTGTTGCTGGCGACTCGTGGTCGACTATCGGTGGTCGCCTTTGTCATAAACCTCTTTAAGAGGGATAGTCAAGGGGGATACTCCCCCTTGACATATAGGGGTATTTAACCTTGTAAAAAATTTTGTAGGGTAGTGTATGCAAGTTTCGGGCCATTTTGATGGTCGGCGGGAATTGGGATAACGGTTCTAACGCTGGCTTGTGGTATTGGAATGGGAACAATGTTGTTGGCAACTCGTGGTCGAATAACGGTGGTCGCAATTTAATCAATGTCTGAAGAATGAAAGAGCATACACAATCCTTAGCCCTTGCTAAAAAACACTTCGCAAAGAGAATGGTCTAGTAGGTTATGTCTCGAAACACCATGAGAAGATTAAAAGGTAATTTATGAAAAGAGTTGGTAATCTATATGATTCAATCTGTGACTTAGATACAATAAAATATGCTATCAAAATGGCATCCAAAGGAAAGACTAAAAGACATTATGTTAAGAAAGTGCTAAGAAATGTAGATGCTTATGCACTAAAACTTAAAGAAATGTTGGAAACAGATTCTGTGGTGTTATCTGAAAACACATTGCAAGAAATATATGACCACTCTTGTCTTAAGAAAAGGATAATAACAGTTCCAAAGTTCTTCCCAGACCAAATCATTCATTGGTTGTTGATTATAAAACTTGAACCAATAATGAAAAAGGGCATGTATCGGTTCGCTTGTGGAAGTGTTCCGAAAAGGGGTGGAACAGATGCTAAAAAATTTGTCATTAAAGCATTGAGGGATAAAAAGGTGAGATATGTTGCAAAACTGGATATTTCAAAATTCTTCAACAATGTAGACACTAAAATTCTCTCTCAAATGTTTAAAAGAAAAGTAAAAGATAAAAGGTTTACAGATTTAATTGATAAGGTTTTAGAAAATGGTGGTCAAGGATTGCCTATTGGATATTACACTTCACAATGGTTCTCAAACTTTTATCTTGAAGGTTTAGACCATTACATCAAAGAACAACTCAAAGTTAGACACTTTGTTAGATATGTTGATGATATGGTTCTCTTGGATACTAACAAAAGAAAACTACACAGAGCAGTTGATTCTATCAATGAATATCTCCACAATATTGGATTGAAACTAAAAGACAACTGGCAAGTCTGGAAAGTTGATTCAAGACCTATAGACTTTGTTGGTTTTCAGTTCTACAGAAATAGAGTAATGCTTAGAAGAAAGATTTATTTTAAACTCTGTAGAAGAGTTAGAAACATTCAAAAGAGTGGATATATAACACCTAAACAAGCAATGGGATTGTTATCCTTAATTGGTTGGTTGTCTCATATAACCAACGGATATAATTTTTATAGATTAAAGATCTACAATATTGCACCACGAAAGAAACTAACAAAAATAGTGAGTGCATACAGTAAAAAAGTTGGAGGAATAAACATATGAATTCTAGTAAATTAGTTTTTAGTAAAGAAAAATGGTTAGAGTCTGCCATGGCTCAAAAAGAACAAGGAATTCTTTCTGATAGAGAAATAAATGATGCCTTGACTATCTGGGTTAATGACCTTGATGGAAAAACCATGGAAGAAATCAAAGAACTTACTGGAAATGCAGACATGAGAGAAGACTGGTTTGTGGAAGTATAATGAAAAAGAAGAAACTTATTTATTTGTTGACTGAATCGGTCAAAAATGGTGTCTATACTGCAGAATATAAACCCTACACAGAGAAACAGTATAAAAAGATGTGTAAGTCAGAAAGTTCTAAAAATAATAATATTTTTAAAGGTAAAAAGAAGTGATTTGTGTCACTTCTTTTTTTCATTTAGGTATTGAAAAAATAACAAAATCAATTTATAATCCTTTCAAATGAGGTGATTATGAGAGGAGTAAATTTTACAGCTTATCAGAAAAGAAGAGCATTAAAACTATGGTTAGAACAAGGACTAACCATTCAACAAGTATGTCAAAAATGTAAATGCAGAGAAAGAAGTCTATGGAGATGGAAAGCATTGTATGATGGAACACTTGAAAGTCTTGAACCTAAATCATGCAGACCAAAGACACCACATCCGAACTCACACACTGCAGAAGAAGTTGACCAAATAAAAAAGGTGCTTAATAATAGAAGACACCTTTCTTATAATGAGATGTATGGAATTATGAGAACCAAGTATGCATACACCAGGACCTATTGTGGTTTCTACAGATACATTGTAAAGAACAAACTTAGACCACAGAAAGAACTTGAGAAGTATGTTCCTAAAAAATATGATACACCGGAAATGCTTGGTTATAAGTGGCAAATGGATGTCAAATATGTTCCAACTTCTTGTTATATTGGAGAAATGATACATTATGATGATAATAAATACTATCAATATACAATGATAGATGAAGCAACCAGAGAAAGGTTTATTTTTCCATACAAAGAACATAATGTTAGTTCAACTCTTGATTTTGTTAAAAGGTCTATTGCCTACTTCGGTTATGCTCCAGAAAGAATTCAAACTGATAATGGTGCAGAATTTACAAATGTAAAGAAAAAACCAAACCAGAAAGAACCAACGAAACATGCACTTGATGTTTTACTGGAGAAGTTAGGCATAAGACATCAACTTATAAGAGCATATACACCTAGACTTAATGGTAAGGTTGAAAGAAGTCACAGAAGCGATCAAGAAAGTTTCTATAACTATTTAAAATATAAAACCTACAGTGAACTTAAAAAGAAGATGATGGACTGGAATGTTAGATATAACAACCGACCACATGCATCACTTACTAACAGAGATGGAAAAAGAGTGTGGTGGTCACCACTTCAGAAAAGAGAAGACTTGCTCAATCTCTTAAGAGAGAAAAAAGAAGAGTTTGAAACAGTAAGGTTTATTAAGAAACCAAAATCAATGAAGTTATTATATTCAGTCTGAATTTAGACTAAATTTAGTCCAGGGGTGAAAATTTTGCGAATTCCCTATATAGGGAATAGTTTTTCTATGTCTTCTTTCTCTAATCATTTGCTAATATCTAACTTATGTGGTATAATAACTTACTGTTAAAGGTAGGTTATTTCTTTTTTTATATACCTTTCTAACTCCCAAATTTCCTACATTTACATAAAAATTAAAAAAAATTAAAAAAATTTATGTAAATCGTTTGACATTTCTCAGATGAAATGATACCATAGGATTGACAGTAAGATGTTAATCCTATTTTTTTATAGCAAAAATATATAGGTTCATCTTATTGTTGAACCTATTTTTTATTTTTGGGAGGTATAAATATGGCAGATAAAAAGACTGTTTATATCGGAGCTCAAGTTCCAGAAGATGTTCATGTTTTACTACTTGAGTTGGCACAAAAAGAAGATAAGTCTTTAAGTGCTGTAATCAGAACTGCTCTTTGTGTTTATGCAGAAAATCTAAAAAAGAAAAAGTAAAAGGAGATGTAATCATGAATCTGCAAGAAAAAAGAAAAGAAATCGGCATAGAACAAGCAGATCTAGCCGAAAAAGTTGGAACTAATGCTCCAATGATGAGTAATTTTGAACATCACAAGTGTTTGCCAATTCCAATGATGCTAAAAGCAATTTGCAGAGAACTTAATTGTGACATCTTAGACATTTACGATCCAGAAGAGATTTATGTTGCAAAAACAAAGAGAAAGGGCTCAAGTGATGAGAAGTCATGTTATAGATTGACTTCAGAATTGCCAGACAGAGCAAGACACACATTCAGCTCTAAAAATCTTAAGAAGTGTGGTTTTAAAAATTTAAGAGATTTTATTTGGCAATGTTGGAAGTGGTTGGAAAAGAAACAATCACAAATCAATAAAAAAACCACCAAGCATAGTGACTGCTCAGTGGTTAATGAGAATGATATATTCCAAAACACATCTCATTAGTATTATATGTCATTCTCCAAAAAAACACAACTAAAAAGGAGAATTTTATGGATAACTACATGAAAAATTACTACAAAGGTAAGATTGCAACCAGTGAAACAAAAATCAAAATAATGACAATTGGTATTAAAAACATGATGTCAGATCCAGAGTTTGATATTGATGACCTTTGCCAATACACAAATGCAATTACAGATGAAAAGAATGTTTTAAGAGAACTTCAAAACCAATTAAACAAAGGCATTTCTCAAGAGACTGAAGAAAAAGAGAATGCAAAAAGAATATTAGGTCTTGGGGGTAAGCATGAGTAAAACATTTGTATATACAAGACAGTGTGGTCCTTCATATTACTCAGAGCAGACAGATGAAGAGTTCTGTGATGAAGAAGACTTTGAATATGAAGTTGACTCAGACAGAGTGAGTGATGCATGTGCAGAACTTACTTATGATGATTTCTTTTCTACTAAATTAAACCAAGTTTCAGAGATTAAAGAAAATAAGGAACTACAGAAAAAAATTAAACAACTCATTCAACAAGGCATTTCACAATTTGTCTCAGAATTGGATATTTCAGACCAAACTGAAGAGTATTTTGAAGAGTCTTTAAAAGATTACTTTGAAGAAGATGCTATGGAAGCATGGAATGATTAAGGTGGTGCGATTATGAAAGAATTAACCGTTTTTCAAAAAATGACTGCATCAACTGTAGAACTTATAAAAACAGTAAACACAGAGATTGGTTTTAAGTGTTGTCAACCATTTGCAGTTAGAGCCCTTGATGCTTTGAACGAACTAAAACTCAAAACAGAATCCGAAGCAAAAAGAGCTGCAAATGTTTTCTTAGATAATCTGCAGACATTGTTTCAAGGTGGTGTCACTTCAGAAGATTATGACAAACTAGACCTTGTAAAAAGGGGAAATGTTATAACTGTTTCTGCAAGAGTTCAAGCACTTATAAGAGCATTTAGAAGAAAAGGATATATGTTAATTGATACCATTATTCCAGTTCCAAAAGATGATGATGTGTATTTTGAAGAAAACTACAAAGATGGTATCGGAATTATTTACTTAGTTAGAGACCAAAGGAAAAATCCAGACAGAAGAATTTCTGCAGAAAGACTGGTTAATAACTATTTTGAAAAATTTATCTGCAGACTTGAAATTAGAGAAGTAAGCACTGGCAGAACAATTATGACTGTATCTGAAATGTCAAATGAAGAAGTCATGTATGCACAGTCATCTTCAGACAATGGAATATTCTTCTCTGAATGGAAAGAAGTTGTAGACAAAAAAGGGAATGTTGTCTATAAGGATGCAGCCAAAACACAACCTAAAAAATACAAAGTTATTTATGATGGTTCAAATGGTAATGAAGTCAAATACAATACAGATGCTATGTGGGTTAAGTGGACTTCAGAAATGGTTAAGAAAACAGTTATGAGAAGAGCCCTTAAAAATGTTAAAGAAACAATTCCAGAACTTGCTCCAACCATTATGGCATTTGACACCGAATTTATTCCAAATGACCAACCAGACAATCCAAAAGAAACAGTCATTGAAGTTGATGGAATAACCAATGTAGATATTGACTTAACAAACTTAACTGAAGATCAACAAGCAGATGTTAAAGATTGTTATGAGATTTATTGTCAAAATCCAGAGAATGCAAAACTTGATGCAGAAAGATGTAAAAAGATGTATGAAGAAGGTGTTCCACTAAATCAGATCATAAATGAAAATTATGCCGAATTGGTCAACTTATCAAAATCTAAAAACTTGTATCCATTGATTGAAAACATTATCAAGGGGGTTCCTTATGAAAAAAATGAAGATTAAGCAAGGAACCAGAGCATGGGAAAATGCAAAGGAAACAAGAATTGGAAGTAGTGAAGTATTTGATATTGTTAGATATTATGCTACAGAAACAGAACTTCAAAACTGTGGAATAGATGCAAAGAAATTCAAAGAAGAACTTCCATTCGTTTCTACTTGGGCTTTATACCATAAATTGATAAATGATGGAATTTATCAAAAACCATTACTTGACCCAGCACTTGGTGAGTATGGACTAGCAATGGAATATTATGGGTTGAAATTACTACAAAAAGACAGATTAAACAAACTTAAAAAAGGTCAAGTTTATATATCAGATAAACTCATTGCATCACTTGATATTAGTGGGGTTAGTGAAGAAATTGATGTAAGAGAATTTGACTATGGTTCTGGCAAGATTAAACCAGGTCTAAACTTTGTGTGTGAACAGAAAACAATTACACCTTATAAAGACCATTTGCCACTTAAATACATCATACAAGCACAATACCAAATCACAATGTCTAAACACAAGTTCTTCATGTTGCAGTTAATGATGCTTGAAAATGACACAGACTTTGAAAGGGGAAAGATAGTTTCTCTTTCAAATACTAGCAAATCAAAGTTCTTGGATTATGTAAAAGACAGAGTTAAGATTCAATATGTTTACTTCAACCACAATGAAGCATTGTCTCAGTTAATTAAAGTTTGCTTAGACAGATTCTTCAAAGATGTAGAGAATAGAAACGAACCAACACCTTATGTTCAAGTTGATAGTGTTAGCAATATTATTGTTTCTATTAGACAGAACTCTTTCTATAATCCAGATCTAACAAAAGAATTTGATTTAAGTGCATTTGCAAAGGCAAAAGCGACTGCAGATGAAGCTGACAAAAACAAGAAAGCAGAAATGCAGAAAATTATTGAATTTGCTATGCAGAACAATTGTAGTAGATTTGTAAGTCCTAGTGGTCACACAGCATCATTTACATCCAATGGAAGATTTCTTTTAAAAGAACCAATTACAACACTTCAACAACTTAAGGAGAAAACAAATGATTAAATTAAGACCATATCAAGAGAAAGCAGTAGCATTTGCAGTAGACAACTTATTTACAGCCCAAAATTCACTCATAGTTGCTGGAACCGGTGCTGGAAAAACGATAATGCTATCAGAGGCAATTCGTTGCTTTACAACTGCTTATAAGTCCAAATTTGACAGATTTCCACACACTCTAGTGTTAGTTCATAGAAATGAGATACACAACCAGAACTTAAGCAAGTTTCAAATGGTTGCGCCAAACATTCCAACAAGTGAAATTGTATCTTCCAGAAAAAGCATTCATGGAATAGTTCATTTTGGAATGGTTCAGACCGTTATGAACATGATTGAAGATTTGCCAGCATTTGACTTAATTGTTGTTGATGAAGCACACCATAGCATGGCAAGTTCTTATCTTAATATTATTAACAAAAACAAAGAAAAACAAGAAAGTAAAGAAAGTAAAGAAAACACTTACATTTTAGGTGTTAGTGCCACACCTAATCGTGGTGATAAAATTCCTTTAATTGACTTGTTTGACAATTACTATCAAATCACAACCAAATACTTAATAGACAGTCATTATTTGGTTAGACCAAAGTTTATAGATTTATCTCCAAAGTTTGGTCAAGAAATTGGTCACATTGCTAAAAATGTTGACTGGGAAAAGATTGATGCACTTGAACTTATAAACACTTTAGTAGACCAATACCTAGAACATAAGGAACCAGGTAAATCAATCATATTTGCTCCAAATCACAAGATATGTCAGCTTATCAAGAATGCACTTGAAAGCAAAGGTAGAGAACCAGCATATCTTGGCAACAACATTTCAGATGAAGAAAGAGCATATGAACTTGAGAAGTTTGAGAAAGGCAATGCTGAAGAACTTATCAATGTTGATATTGCTACAGAAGGTTATGACTACCCAGAACTTAGAAATGTTGTTGATTTTGATACCAACGGAAATGAAACACAATGGATTCAGAAAGTTGGTAGGGGATTAAGAATTGCATCTGGAAAAACTGGTTGCACCGTAATTGATTTTGGTGGAAATTTACAACTTTATCCAGATGTTGAAGTTAATGTAAATTTAGAAGGCGAATTCAAAGCATCTAAAGGAACAAGATTAAAATCTGAAGACTTCTTTGTAAGAAAATCAGAGAAACCAAAAGAACAAGCAGAGTATAAGGAAAAGCAAGAATTTACACCATACTCACACCCAATCGGATGGGAATCTTTGAATGATGAAGAAGTTGGAATTGTTTATTCAATTAGTGGTAGCAATAGAGATGCAATCATTGTTAAAACTGAAGAACAATTCACTTTATTTACTGGAAATAAAACTCAAATAAATAAAGTCATGGTTGGCACCTTTAATGAATGTATTTCTCAAGGTGATCAATATGTAAAGGAGACAAGTGCTGAAGTTTGGAACGAAGAGAGACTTATAAGCAAAATGCAAATCAAAAAACTCTCTCCAAAGTATCCAACTATGACACTGACTTGGCATTCTGCAAACTGTATTATTTGCTGGGAATGTTGGAGAAAGGTGGTGTTAAATGAAATTAAAAGCGAAAAATCTTGATGTTAAAAAACTTATGAATGGCAATACAGAGATAACAGTTGAAGTAGATGACAAACAAAATAGACTTATAAGTCAAATAAGTGGTCATAAACAACTCTTTAACTCAGAACTTGAAGTTGCTATTGATAAGTGGAGAAACAAACGAAGTGGTGGTCATAATAGACTTTTCTGGGATATGTGTGGAGAGTTGGCAGATCACATCAATGACCCAACAATTACACAATATGAAATCTACAGAAAGATTGTTAGAAGTCATGGTGTATCTACTATATTTCCAGTTCAAGATGAAATCTTAGAGTTGGTTATCAAAGACTGGGAGAATAGGGGTGATGGTTGGCAAACTCTTATCCTAAGAAAAAGCAGCTTACAAGGTGATTATACCAATGTCAAATTCTGGTATGGAAGTTCAATGTATGACTCAAAGCAATTCTGGAGACTTGTTGAAGGTTTAAAGCAAGAGTGTATAGATAATGGATTAGATATCAGCATGTATGACCAACCAATGCAATCTGCACTTAGAGAAATGGAAGAAAGAGAAAAAATGGAAAAGGAGAAATCTAATGGGGATAATCAGAGACAGTTTTGTAATGTTTAAGAATTGGTTTGAAGCTATTGATGCTTTACCAGAAGAATTTCAATTAGAAGCATACAAGTCATTATCAAAATATGGACTTACTGGTATCATGCCAGAAGATATTTCACCAGTGACCAGAGCAATACTTATAAGTTTCTCTAAAGGCATGGAAAATAACATTGCTAGATACAATGCCAGTGTAGAAAATGGCAAGAAAGGTGGAAGACCTAAAAAGGAACAAACCACCGAAGAAAATCAAGAACCTAGTTGTGAAATTAAAAACCTAGAAAAACCTAGCATAACCCAAGACAACCAAAACGAACCAACCCAAAACCTTAATGTAAATGTTAATGTTAATGATAGTGTTAATGTTAATGAAAATGAAATTAAGTTAGTTAATAAAATTAAAAAAATAAATTGTTTTGAAAGTTATGATATCACACATGCACATGCGCAAGAGAGAGTTCCAGAAAGAACCCAGGAAGAGAGAAGACCTTTCTTGAATTATTACAAAGAATTCTTTGACTTCTGTTTCTCAGATATCTGGAAGAATGTTGGTTATGAGATTGTTGACACAATTATTGAAGCAAAAGAACAAGCACAGTCTGAAGATGGTTTGAAATTCAATCAACAAAAATATAATCTTTACACTTTTAGCAGTATGATTTCAAAAATTGATTGTGACCACTTCAGAAGTATTGTGACACAACTGAAGTTCAATGAAGAAATCAACAATAGACCAGCATACATTCTCGGATGCATAGAGAAAGCATCTGCAGATAAATTCAATAAGACATCTAAAGAAGAAATGGATGCTCTTATGAGAGACTTGGAGAATCAGAAATGATTTCCAAACGAAGTAAGGCGTGTGATATTCCACAATCAGTTAAAGATGCAGTCTGGGAAAGGGATGGTAGATACTGTATCAAATGTGGAAATCCACAAGCAATGCCTAATGCACATTATATTTCAAGAGCTCATGGTGGTTTAGGGATTGAACAAAACATAGTCACATTGTGTTTAAAATGTCATGACATTTATGACCACTCACCCAGAAGACCAGAGTTCAAAGAATATATAAAAAACTATCTAAAAAGCAAATACCCAGATTGGGATGAAAAAAATTTAATTTATAGGAGAAATGAAATATGAAAATTTTTGGAAGCAAAATTGATAAATTAGCAAGAAGAAGACAAGTTCTTATAGCAAAAAGAGACAATGCTGAAAGAGCAATGAGAGAAAGAAACTCTAAAAGAGAATCTAAAAGTCAAGCACTAATCAATAGAGGAATTGAAGACTGGGAAAAAACCAACAGATACATGACTAGAGTAAATAGTGAACTTGATAAACTTGCTAGAGAAATTGACAGTGAGAAAATCTATGTTCAAGAAGTTGCTCAAAGAGAAACAAAAGAATACTTGAAAGATAAAGCAGCAGTTGAGGCATTTAGAAAAACAGATAAAGCATTCCCAGAAGGTGACACTGAAGTAAAACCAAAAACAAGCAAGAAATAAAACCGAAGTTGGGGGTGTGTATGTGTATTGTGAATGAAGAGTTGGAACAACTATATTTGGAAAATGCACCAAAATTGATTAACTATTTTATTAGCAAGAATAAAGATTCTGCAAAGTTTTTTGACACACTTGAAGATATGAGACAAGCACTCTTATTGAAAGTGTGGCAGAAACTTCCAAAGTATAACAAGTCAAAAGGGAAATTTTCCACTTATGTTTACATAATTTGCAGTTCAGAAACATCACAACAAATTAGGCAAATGCAAACCAACAAAAGAAGACTGTGTTTAGAAGTATCTAGTTTAGATCAAGAAGTCCAAGAAAACATTTCCTTAATTGATATCCTAGGAATTGATGAAGATTATCATGAAAAGTATTGCAGTTATGAACAATACATGAAAGTTCTTGGAATGCTAAATGAAGATGCAAGACTATACTTCACCAGAGGATATAACTACAGAGAAATTGCTGAGTTAAAAGGTGTGACAATTGCAGCTGTTGGTCGTTCTGTTAGAAGAAATCTTGCAAAGATAAGAAGACAAATTGACCAGGAGAACCAAAGTTATGAACCAGATTAGTTTATTTGATGGAAAGAATGACTTCAAGATTAAGAATAAAATCAGACTTATTGAACTGTTTGCTGGATATGGTTCTCAACACTTTGCTCTTAAGTATCTTGGAATAGATGCAGAAAGTTATAGGATTTGTGAATGGGCTGTAAAATCCATCCAAGCATACAAGGATGCACATTTTCACAGTGACAACACAGATTATTCAAAAGAACACAGTTTTGATTGGTTGGTTGAAGAATTATTCAAAAAAGGAATTAGTTCCAACTATAACGAACCAATGACAAAAGAACAAATCAGAAGAATGGGTGAATTGAAATGTAGGCAAGTTTATAACAATATTCAAGCCACTCACAACCTTGTTAATATTCAACAAGCAACTGCTAAAGACTTTAACATTGTTGATACAGACAAATTCACCTATGTCTTAACCTATTCTTTTCCTTGCCAAGACTTGTCAAAAGCAGGTCTTGGAAAAGGAATGGAAAAGGGAAGTGGAACTCGTTCTGGAATGTTATGGGAAGTTGAAAGACTCCTTGATGAATGTGGGGGGGGGGAAGCCACAAGTTTTGTTGATGGAGAATGTTCCAGATGTGATTGGAACAAACAATATCAGACACTTTGCCAGTTGGTTATCTAAACTAGAGAGTTTAGGTTATCACTGTTATTGGAA